GTACCTACCATCGGACACGGACATACCGGTGATCGCGCAATACCTGGAGCAAAAATTACAGAAGACGAAGCTTCTCAACTTTTAAAACAGGACATATACGACCGCCGACCTGAGATCCACAGCCTAATGCCTGAGTTCGAGGTCTATCCACCTGAACTTCAAGTCCCCTTAGCATCCTCGCACTTCCGGGGTAGCCTTGGCGGAAGTCCAAAAACCCTGGAACACATAAATAATGGCGAATTTATCAAGGCGGCCAATGAGTTTTTAGATAACGACGAGTATCGAGATGCCGAATCAAGGGGCAGACCTGGTATTCGTCCTCGCATGGAAAAAACTTCCAATGCATTGCGAAAGTTCGGCACCGGCCAACATCCTTCAAACAACTTAGTATCTGGAAACCGATGACACCTGAAAAACAATTTGAAAACGAACTATCTGCGGTATTTGTCCGTTGGTGGGAAGAATCTGACATTGATGAATTTGAAATGGGTCAGATTGCACTTACTGTGGTTGATCGCTTTTGCGAGGTCGAGATCGAAAACGATGTAGAATTCGAAATGGACTTCGATTTGGACGAGGTCGACGACGAATAATTATGTACGACCTAGCGACCATAAAATTTATTAACTCTGACGAGCAGATTCGCATTCGTCAGGCAAAAGCGAGGATATTGAACCGTGCCAGCAAGAAAGCCAAAAGGTAAAAAGAGTACAACATCGAAGAAGGGACCTTGTTGGAAGGGCTACAGTGCTATTGGCATGAAGAGCAAGGGCGGCCGAAAGGTTCCGAATTGCGTTCCTAAGAAAGGATCGAAAAGGGGGAAGTAACCATGCCGGCCAAAAGAAAGCCAAGTAAACCCATTCGTAAGACTACGAAGGGAAAAGGAGCTAATTACAGAACTGCTAAAGCTGGTGCTGGTATGACGAAGAAGGGTGTAGCCGCATATCGAAAGGCTAATCCTGGAAGTAAGCTCAAGACTGCTGTCACCGGCAAGGTGAAACCTGGTAGCAAAGCGGCCGGCAGACGAAAATCATTTTGCGCAAGATCTAAGAGTTGGACTGGTGAGAGGGGCAAAGCTGCCCGCCGCCGCTGGAAGTGCTAATGGGAAAAGATACCCAACAGCTTGAGGATCTTATCCGTATCGATCCTGAGGTTTGGTTCAGTACATTTGCGGTAATTAAGGATAAACGGGGTAGGGATATCAAGCCCAAGCCGAATACCTTGCAGAAACGAATGTTCAATCATTATCGAAAATGTCAGATCGAGGATAAACCGTGCAAAATGATCATATTAAAGCCTCGTCAAAAGGGTGCTAGCACCTGTGCTCAGGCTTTGACTTATCACCATATGCGTAAACATGCGACCCTTGCCGGATCCTTGATGGGTGATATCAGCGGAACTTCGGATAAAGTTTTCGAGATCTATCGCCGATATGCGGAGAATGACTTATTTCCTTGGGAATCTAATGGAGCGGCTAGCGTATTGGACGGTGGATCCTTGGTTGATTTGATTAAATTACGGAGCGGTAGTCTTTATGGTAAAGAAACCGCGGGATCTAAAAATGCTGGTCGATCTGGTACCATTCAGGTTGGTAATATGACTGAGGTTGCATTCTGGCCTATGCAGGGTGAAAGAGACCCTGCTCTTGGATATTTGCAGAGTTTATATGACGGGGACAATTTATCCTTGGTTGTCGCAGACTCTACCCCTAATGGCCCGGCCGGTTGGTTTTATCGTACCTGGGTGCAAGACAATGAGTGGGCGAAGATATTCGCTGCATGGTTTGAATTTGAGGACTCCATAGTCCCGTTTGAAACTGATGAGCATAAACAAGACTTCATTGATACCATGACGGAGGATGAAAAGTCTGAAATGGAACGCTTTGATGTAAATTATGAACAATTGCATTGGCGTCGTCGTGTTCTCCAGGACAAATGCAATGGGGACATTAGTAAATTTCGTCAGGAATATCCTAGTGATCCTGAAGAATGTTTCTTGATGAGTTCCCGCCCAAGATTTCACACTGCAAACCTTGATAAAATGATCAAGGCCAGCGCTAATGTAACCAGTAAAATTGGAACTCTTACCCTTCAGGGCGAAGGAAAGACCTCTAGCTTTCTTCCTGATCGTGCGGGCTCTTGGAAAATCTACGAAGAACCTGAGCATGATTCCAAATATTTAATCTCTGCGGATACATGTACCGGGGAAGACCAACAAACCCAAGGAATCTCTGCGGATCCTGACTACCACAGCGTACAAATTTGGAAAGCCCCCTTTGAAGACTGGCATGGTAACTGGCATGTCCCCCGTTTGGTCGCGATTCACCATAGTCGTTTGGACATTGGAATCTTGGCCCAGGAGGTTGAAGCCGCATCAAAATGGTATGGTGATGCATTTATCATCCCTGAGGTTAATAATTCTGGTCTGGCATTGTTAAAATACCTGCTCGATATGGGATTATCTGTATATCGCCGTAGAAAATTTAATGATTCCATGGGTATGGTTGAAAAGAGCTATGGCTGGTCCACTGATAAAATTACTCGAAAGACAATTATTGATCATTTGGCCGCTGAATTGATCGAAGAAAATTTAGATATCCCGGATGAAGATGTACTTCGCGAGATGAAAACCTTTGTAATTAATGATCGTGGCAAGCCTGAAGCTGCTCCCGGCCATCATGACGACCATGTCCTAGCTACAGCCATTGCATTGTATAACATCGATAGTGCATCGACATACAAGAGCCCGAAAAAGAAGAAGATTACTAATCGCATGCTTCATAAAAACCCAAGCCTTCTATGTCCTGACGGGTTCATGCGCGTGCCTCTCAATGCATTGAAGAAGAATTACAAGCGGTTGAGACCATAATACCCCGGATCTACCCTTTCGCTATGGCAGAGAACACACCTAAAGCGCCGTCATTTGACAAAGAGGACGAGTTATACCAGAGATTAAGACAGAGACTGAATAATAACAGCTCGCCCTTTGGGATAGGAAGTATCTCGCCAGAAGAACTTGCTTATTTTAAAAGTAAGTTAGAGCCGATGGCTTATGCGGAGCTTGTTAAAGAGTTTAGTCCCTCTATGGGCATGGAGTTTTTTCGCGATGCGGGAAAGATAGAGGGTAACTTAGCTGAAAAAGACTACCTCACTAGGGGGTTAAACTCGTTCAACGCAGAGCTTTCCGATTTTGCTTCCATGGATCGGGACGACGACAATATTATTGAGTCAGTAGTTCGCGGTGCTGCTAACCTTCCGTATTGGGCGACCAAGGGGGTTCAGACTGGTGGGTATGGATTGCATGACGCACTCAGAGACGACGAAGATCATATAGATACGGGGGATTTTTTCGACCGAGGCCTTGAGACCTTAGGAGCTTTTGCTAAACCTTTGCAGCTTGGCGGTCAGGCGCTAAAGCAAAGCAAGAATTTGTTGGGTAAAGCTATTAAAGATCCCAAAAAAATGATGAGCCCCGGAGCTCTTTGGCGAGGGGTTAAAAACAACAAAACCGCTATGGGCGTCGGAGGTGGTGTTGCAGCCGCTTCGGGTATGGACGGTACGGACATCCCATCGAATGATGTGCCTGGATTAGATGATATAGAGGAGGCTGAGGTTTCACTGGAAAACCCCGCATCCGCTCCGTACGGCGGTGCCGCTCAAGCAGGAACCCAACCAGACCTGAGTAACCCAGCTGGTTTAGCAGCTATGGCTAATAATATGGGTAATTTTAGACCAATAGACCGTAAAGATAAGTCGTTAGACGCTTTTCAACGGCAAGGTATTCAACGCGATCTAATGGCCCAAGCCGGAAGGACCGTTAAGCAGGATATAGCTAATCAAAGGCGTTCCGATAGGGCTGCCGAAGACACCGCTTTTGAAAACAGGAAAGAGCAGGCAGTTCGAGATGCTTGGATGAAGAGCCCTACTAATAAAGACGGGGTTTCTTTTGATGATCTACCCGCGGAGAAGCAGGCTGAAATGCGCCAAAGATTTATGGACTCTAAATATTACAGTTCTGAGGACGATCGTAAAAGACGTCTAACTAGAGAACTTAAAGATTCCGGCGGTTATGGTGTTGGTGAAATCGGTGGCGGCATGACCATGGACGAGTTCAAGAAAAAGTCAGGCATGCAGAATGAGGGTACATCAATCATTCAAAATCCTGACGGAACTTTTTCGACTAACGAAACCGAAGAAGCTTTCGACCGTGCTGGCGGTAGAGACTCAGCCCTTAATGTATTTAATGAGCTCGGTAATAACGGAGCTATGGAAGCTAACCTTGATCACCAACTTGGGGGCGACCGCAGCATCACAGGTCGCGATGGTCAGGAGCTTGCCGGGCTAACTCCAGGATCTGTACGCATGAGCTCTAATGAGTCAGATTATGGAGATGCGCGTTTTAATTCTAGAGAGGATGCCCTCAAATATTTAAACAGAAAGCCCGAATCTCAGCCAGATACTCCCCAGACTCCGGAGGAGGAGGATGATGAGATGAATCCTTTACTTAAATACGGATTACCTATAGCGGGAGCAGCTGCTCTTTTACATCCAGGCACCCGTAAGAAAGGTGCGAAGATGCTAAAGAAGGGTTTAAACGTTTTCAAAAAAGAGCCTCCAGCACCAGCCACAAATCCTTGGTCAAGCGCAGCCGGAAGTTACGCAGGTAAAACCCCGCAACAAGTAGGTAGAGCGTCTCAAGCATCGTCTCAAGCAGCCACAAATCCTTGGTCAAGCGCAGCTGGAAGTTACGCAGGTAAAACCCCGCAACAAGTAGGTAGAGCGTCTCAACCAGCGCCGAGCATGAACAATCCTTGGTCAAGCTCCTCAAGCATGCGAGCTCCGTCCAGAACTCCTCAAGATGTTGGGGTGTCAAACCGTCCAGCACCGCAAAGCCCATGGTCTTCAACTGGAAACACTCAAACTCCACGAGCTCCGTCCAGAACTCCTCAAGATGTTGGTCGAGGGAGTGTACCCCCAGCTCAAACAGCGTGGTCTTCTGCTTCAAATACTCGCCCTGCAAGGCCTCCATCCGTAACCCCGCAAGATATTGGTTTTGCTAACCGCGCGGCACCGAAGAGCCCTTGGACTTCTTCTGGAAATATACGACCTCAAACACCTCCGACACCTGTCGCAACACCACAATCTGTAGGTGCCTCGCAAAGAGCAGCGGCAGAAAGTAAAAGCGTGACGGATTATGTAGATAATCTTCCAGCCGCAGACTACACTGCAGCTTTAAAAAAGTTTGGGCTTGGTGCTAATGTTAGTAGGCAGCAGCTAAAAGACATTCTCAGTAAAACCAGTTTCGGCAGGTTATCTCTCGACAACATCTAAATATTAACCGATGTCCATGTTCGACGAGCTAGATCTCGGAGCTAAAGACTACAGCGGTAAGGGCGAAGGCTCTGGCTTTGAAAAGTTTTTAAGTAAACCAAGTCCCCGACCGTATCAACCATTCGGCGGGCCTATGCAGCAGGCTTACCAGCCGCAACCCGAGCCCGTTGACTACAGCTATGGAGAAGCACCCGTTGACCAAGGACCTACGTTTTACGACGATTTAGATGCATACGAGCAGCTAAAGAATGGGCATAAGCAGATTAGTCAGTTTTCACGCGAAAACTCTAAATCCGCTAAGCGGTATGAAGACTTGTACGGAGAATTCATGGACAATGAGTTCAAACCTTTCTTTGAAAGCGTTGGAGGTTTTGGAGACTTTGAGTCTGATGACGAATATATCTCCGCGGTTGATGAAATATATAAGTCCAATCTCAAGGCATCTCAGCAGGAGGACGGTTGGCTTGGGGCCTCTGACGAAAAAACTAGTGCATTAGAGGGTTTAAAGAACTTTCAGCAGTGGGATCACCCCAACGGTATGCGGGCCAAGTTCCTCAGGCTAAAAGCCGAAAAGGATAAGCGTCGAGAAGTTGCCGATAGAGCTAAAGATGAAGAGTTTAAACTCTTCGAACAGATGACAAACATCTCTATCCCTGCCCGCGAGCAGTTGGAGGAACAACTCAAGTCTCGTAATAAAGCTCCTGGCAGCACCAAAAAGATGAACGAGATGCTCGA